AATCCATACCTCGTGTTCGTGAGCAAGTCCAGTAGCACCATGCTTGGGCAGTTACAATAAGTAGCTGCACCCATAACTCCGTTAAAAATATAACCATCGGGATAAACAATACGACCAGTTGTACTGTCTACTGTTGGAGTTCCAGAACTTGAAGCTCCTGCACCTGGAATCCTTACTTTTATTCCTCTTATTCGATATTTACGTTTTGGTATAGAACTGAACTGTTGTGAATCTATTCGTAAAGAGGCATAAGCACTATTTAAATAAGTTTGTTTATCATCAACAATTTCTGAAAAACTTGTAAATTGAAAAGTGTTTATTGTACTTGCATCTGTCGAATCATCAGTTACTCTCACAACTTTTATATCAACAGGAAAAGCACCTGTTAAAGTTACTCTGTATTCTTTTTGGTAAGCATCAGCAGTTCTTCCTGTAACAGTATCGTCAATTAAAGTAGTAAAACCACCACTGTTATATTGAACTTGTATCTGTAAATTAACTGAACTTCCCAATAAATCACCAGCACTTGTCGCAACTTGAATTTGAGGAAAAGTTATTGTTACTTTTACAGCATCAATATTTGTATTTGTTATTGATCTTGTAACAGGAGAAGCCTTTGTTACATTAACGCCAACAGTCTGTAACGACTCACTACTTTCTATTCCATTGATATGAGTTTGATCTGAAGTTCCAAATCTAGGATCAAAGGTTACGTCTTGAAAATTAAAATCAGTTGTAGCTGGACTTGAATTGTTAGCACTAGCTTGCAAGATAGCAGTATCGTTTAAAAATACATCCTTTAAAGCAGCGTTATTATATGCAGTTGTTCCTTTTGTTAGACCAGCTTTAGAAGCAGAAGCAAAACCTTCTATTTCTCCCTCTGATATTAAATCCATCAATGTAGCAAATTGTCTGCTATGTAAGGTATCAGGAGTTCTTGTAGGTTGAGGTGGAGCAGAGGGAGGGGGTGGAGCACCAGCACCTCTAATAATTTTAGGTTTAGTCATGCTCTCACCTGTTCAGTATCAACACCTGCACTTATTACAACACTTCCTGTAAATATTTCACCATAAACTATTGGAACGGGAGTACCTGCTCTTGATGTATTCTGAGTACCAGAAAAATTAAAAGATAATCTAGGATCTTCTTCTGAAGAAAAATCAGGAGTTTTTGGTGTAGGAGCTAACATTTCTGAGACACCTGTTAAAGCTAATGCAACACCGATATTTCCTGCGGTTGCTGCTAATCCACCTCCAAAAAAACCTACTCCTTGTGTTGCATTAAGAGCAAAACCTGTTCCACCAGATATAATACCAACACCAATTAATGCTGCACCAGTTAATATCCTGCCTAGTCCTCCTTCTCCTCCAGCACCAGTTATTACAGGTACAAAATGTAAATCCTGTTTTCCTATAGGATCTTCTAACTCTTTTTCACTTATCTGATAATCACCAACTAAAACTTTAAAATTTGTATTTGCTATATATATTTCTGTTTTTGGAAAATTTGATGTTAAAAATCTAATAGATTGACTAATATTATCTACTTTTGCTTCTAATTCTTTATGACCAACAATTTTAGCAAGTTCGCCATACAGTTTTACTTTACGCAACATAACGATACCTCCCTCCTATACATTTTAATAACCATTCTGATAATGGCTCTCTACAAGATAGTCTATCTGCTAAATGATGTAAAATTTCATCTCCTAAAAATAAAGCCACATGATTTAAACCTGGACTCATTATTGACATAAATAATAAATCTCCTTTTTGTAATTGTTCTTCTGGTCTTAATTGTCTAAAGCCTGTTCTCCATGCACATTGTTCAAACATAGGATCTTTTAAAAATTCTTCTGGTGTTAAAGGTCTTTCCCAATCTCTTAAATCTATATCTAAATTTTCTTTATACCAATCTCTTACTAAAGACCAACAATCAGTTACACCCCAAACCCATTCACGACCCAATAATGGAGCTTTATAACCAGTTGGTTCGTAGTAACCCCATTGCTCTGTTTTAGGATTAACAATATGCCAGGGTAAGCCACTATCTTCACAACTAACTTTATCAGCTTGAGTCGGTATTGGTGGTGTTACAGGGTGACTATGAATAATAGCTGTTATTTCTCCTAAGTTATCTGCTTTTACATAATCTTCTGGATCAAGAATAAAACATTGATGACTATAAGTAGACAGATTACCGCAGGGATAATATTGTTGTTTTCCTTTAATATTTAATAAAACACCAACAGATTCTTTAGGATCTTCTTTCTTTGCATGAAGCAATGCTTTATATTTCCAACTCATTAGTTAAACGTACCAATAGAAGGAAATATGGATCTTGTACATTGACGTTTCGGAGCACGAACACCAGCAAGATCAAATACTGCTGCCAATTCAAATGTAACTGTTTCTCTATTTTCTGATGATTTTCTATCAATTTTATATATTTCCTGCGGAAACTCTGCTGTAGGATCTGGTGTTCCTAATGGATTAGTATTGCCTGGAAAGTTTACTGAATCTAAATATCTAGCTAAAGTTCTAATTCTTGTAACTGTAGCTCCTGTTAAATCATTACCTGCTGTGGTCTGATTAACAGTTAACAAAATTGCTGTAATTGTATTAAGAGCATTACTAACAGCTAAATTTGGTCTTGGTAACTGCCCTCTTGTATAAGCAAAACCTTCTGCCTGTATTGGCATTTTAACGTAAGTATTACCAGCCCAAATTATATCTCCATTTCCTACTCTATTTGTACCCGCATGAAATCTATAAGTTGCATTTGATCCATGTAAAGCAGCAGTAATTTCTAAAGTAAATAATTCAATAACTGCTGAAGGATTGATCTTTTGTAGATCAGTAATAATAGGAGCAGTACTCATGGTTCAAATACTTCTCTAAATGTTGTCTGGATCGTTGCTCTATTGTTATATGGTATAGATTTTGACCATGCTTCGCAAACAAACTTCTGTGCAGCAGCTTCTCCAGGTGCAGTAAAATCAAAGCTATCACTATCTAAAGCTCTAGCATCAAGGAAGGTTTCTATAGTATCTGCGTCTGTTTCTGATACGTTGAAAGTAAAATTATAAACTTTAGGATTTTGATGTTCAGCTAATCCAAATAAAATTCTATGCTCATAACCATCGGCAAAACGAACTGTTCTGGTTAATGGTGCGGATCTTTTTTGTTGTCCGTATGTAGGTTTTATTGAAGGAAATGTAGCCATTATGTTAATAATCCTCCTGGTCTTTTCTGTTTAATTAATTCTGATTGTATCGCAACTGAAATTACACGACCAAGTTCCCTACCACCTTGTTCATCTCCTTCAACAGAAGAACCAGAAGCATCTACATTTACAACTATATTTGTAACGCTACCTCCGCCATCAATCTGACTGTTGGGAATTATATTGCCACCCTTAGAACCCATCTGCAAAATTTCTGGACCTCTTTCACCAACTACATAAGCACCGCCAGCAGATACTGGACCACCTCTTTCTTTACCAAACAAACCAGATAAGAAACCGCCACCAAAACCTTTCCCGCCACTGATCGCATTTCCTATCCCACTAATAGCTTTATTTAACGCAATATCAAGTAATTTATTTTTTAAATTATTTAAAACATTACCTAGTGCTTGACCTAAAGTTTGACTACCATTTATTGCTTCTCTTAAATTTTCAACTAAACCTTGTCTTGTTTCTTGTCCTATTTGTCTATATTGCTCTTTAAGCTTTTCTGCCGCTTCTTTATTTTTGTCTATGTTTTCTTTTTGTTTTTTCAGTTCGTTATTTGCAGTTAGGTAATTTGTAATTATATCTCTATATTCCTCTCCATATTCTTTAACAGCATTATTAATTGCTTGCTCTAATGCAACTTGTTCTCCTTTGCCATTAATTTGCGCCCTAACTAATGCTAAGGAATCACTTTGACTATCTATAAATTCACCGATTGCTGCAACTTTATCCATTTCTGCTTGTTCATAAGCAATTGCTTTTGCAAGATTATCTTTTTCTAGTTTATTTATTTCTTCTTGAATCTTTTTATTTTCTTCTTTTTTATCTGCAATATTTTTATTTTTTTGTGCAATAGCTTCTGATTTAGTAAGCTGTTCTTGTAAAGGTTTTAACTGATCATTTAATGATTTTATTTGTCTTTTTAGGCTTTGATCTACTCTATTACTTGAACCTAATCTTGCCTCTAACTTAGCTTTTTGTGCTTGTATTGCTTTTATCGCCGCTTTTAACTCTTCTTCACCACCTTCTTTAACAAGTCTGTTGTATTCTTTTTGTTTATCTATATGTTTAATAACAGCAGTCGTTATTGCTCCAATAGCTATAGCAACAGCACCAAACCCTGTGGCTAAAGTAGCTAATTTTAAAGCACCTAAAGCTAAAGTTAATTTTCCAATACCACCAGAGGCTAAAAGACTTGTTGCAGCCATACCTTTAAAGCCACCACTAGCTATCAATGCTTGCGTACCCACTAAACTTAATTGTGTTGCAGCTATAGTTAAGGCAGTTTTTAATAAGGCTACGGCAACAGTCACTCCTTTAATAGCAAAAGCTACTCCAGTAAATATTGCAGCGGTTGTTCCTATAGGTGAATTAAAAAATTCTGTTACTGCCGCTGTCAAATCGGTAATTCCTTTTATTACAGGTAAAACAGCAGGCGAAAGTAAATCTCCAAATGCTCTTGATAAGTTTTCCGCTTCATTTCCTAAGTCTTTAAATACTTGCGTTGGATCATTTTCTAATAATGCCTTAAGCGAAGCTGCGCCATCAACTTCTACTTTTTTTAATGCCCTAATAACAACATCACTTGTCAATTTACCTTCAGAAGCAAATTTCTTTAACCCTCCAACTGTTGTATCTAATTCTTCTGCTATGGGTGCTAAAAGAGTCGGGACTTGTTCTGCAATTGATCTAAATTCATCCCCTTGTAAACGCCCAGAACCTAACGCCTGCGCTAACTGTCGAAATGCATTTGATGATTCCATCGCGGACGCCCCCGCCAGTTTTGCAGCGGTATTAAATCCAATAAATGTAGTTCTTATATCCTCGACTTCAACTCCTAAAGGCTGTAATCTTGCAGTAATATCTGTAATACCTTCAAGCGCTTCTGTTGCACTTAAGCCGAATGATTTTTGCGCTTCTGCCGCTATTTCTTGTGATCTTGCAAAAGTTCCAGATGCTTTTGTCAACAAACCAAGCCTAACATTTAATTTTTCAAAATTTGCTGAAGTATTTACAGCCTGTCTTGCTAAAACTGTTAAACCTACACCAGCAATAACTCTTTGCAGTCCACCAAATGATTTCTGAAGGGAGTTTGTTTTACTTTGTACTCCCTGTAATGCTCTAGTTGCACCACTGGCATCTACAGTAAGTTTTACATTTGCCTGTGCCACAAATAAAAAAAGCCTTTATTATATATTACCTTGAATTGTGCTTTTGTCGTTGTGCCGCTCTTTTTTCTTCTTCAAATTTGTTTTCATAATATGCAGCCCAATATATTAACTCTTCCTGTGTAATTAGTTTTCTTAATTCTTGTAATGTTTTTCCTAATTCTGTTGCGAGAAAAAATTCAAAATTTATCCAATTATCTCGCTTTAGTCGTTTTTTGCTGTATCTACATCAAGTTTTATATCAAATAAAAATAGTTCTATTTCATTTAATACATTTTCTGGAAGTTCTCTTTGTAAGTTTGGGGCATCTGCAAGAGCAAAAGCCTTTGTGCCATCTTCAAGTTCTGCCATTTGACATAGTAATTGAGTTGATACAGTCAAAGCTTCATCTGTGCCAGCTACACTTTGAGCTTTTTGTCTATCAAACCTTGTAAGTGGTTTAAAATATAAATCAACAACTTTTTCTCCTTTCGAGTTTTTAAATTCATACTTTCTTCTTACGGACATTTGATCTCCGTAAGATTCAGTAATTAAATCAATTGTTCTTTTGATTGCCATATTAAGTTGGGGTTGTTATTTAAAATGTACTATATAGCTGAAGTTATAGTACCGCTTGTTGTAAAACTAATATTTATTATTTGAACTTCGCCAAGAGTTGCACCATATTCAGCAGAGGTAATAATTCCAGCAAAACTAATTTTCTTTGCTGAAGTTGCACTATCAGGAAATAACTCAAACAATGCGTCAGCATTATCACCTGTTGTTAAAACATCATCAATAAATGTTGTATAACCTGCACCTGTTTCACCAGGGGCATATAAAAGTTCTGCTGAACCTTCTCCAGCAATTAAACCACCAATATTTGTTTTAAAGGTATCTCCTTGCTTTGTTGTCTCCATAATATCTTTTGAGATAGACAAAGACCAAGACCTTGTTTGACCAACATCAGCTTCAGTACCGCCAGCGTTTTCAAACATGATTTTTCCAACATCACCCTTAATAGCCATAACAAAAGAAAGTATTTATTTTATATTAACCTTTTTTAGGTTTTTTCACATCTTTTTTTAAACTTTCTTGGTTTTCCATATATCTTTTGCAACGTCCGTCCCAATAGGCAGGGTCACGTCTACCTTTTACAGCCTCTATAGCATCAAGCATTGCTTCTGTTATTTCCATTTAAAGCTCCTCATAAATATTAAAAGTGATTCTAATTTGTGTTTGAAACTTACCTTCTGGACTTGATGTTAGAATCTCAGGGCCGATAGGTGGGTCAAAAATCACATTAGAAACAGTAATTCTATTGTATAAGTCCCTAAGTCTTTTGCAAATTGTAAAGTTAGACCCTCCTCCAAGACCTTCCTCTGTAAAAACATTTAAAAGAACCAAACCAACAACATTGTTTGTAGCAGTGCTTGAATCACCTTGAGTTAGATATTCATTTGCACCAAAGCTGGTAACGCACTGTACAAAGGTATCTTCTGTTGTAGAGTCAAAAGCCATGTTATTAAATATCACAGGAATTGCTGGGCTTGAAGCAAGCTCTGTGGCTAACCTAGCCTCTATGGTGGATCTAACTGTGTTTAGGTCTGTTGCAGCCATCAGATACCTCTTTTAATCTTTTCATATTCTCTTCTTGCATATTGTTCTAATTCTTTTCCAATAAGTTCTGGAAATCCAGCAACAGTTTTTTGTCTTGTTCTATAAGTTCCACCCCATGATGGAGGTAAATTTTGACCAAAACAAACAGGTTCAGCATATACAACATTATTAATTATTGTTCCTTTAAATGGCTTTACATCAGTCTGCCAAGCTGATCTAAGTCTGCCAGTATCTACTGGAGTTGCTCTTTTTACTCTTCTAGTCCATTCAAATGTAGTCGCATGGACAAGATTTTCAACAGCTTCTCTCATTACATCATCTATTTGGTCTAATCTAATTTGTCTCGCCATAGTTACCTCAAGATAAGATCAAAACTTACAGGTGTATTATTTTGCTCATTCGTAATAATTTGAATAACTTTAAATTCTACGCTACTGATAACAACTCTATCTTTTGTTGTGGGTACAAAAGTTAAATCCCCTGCTGATATTGTTAACCTTTTGTCCTGGGATTCTATAAGATCATTAACCTCAGACTTTGATACATTACTTAACGCACCTTTGACAGTTGTATCAGATGTAGATTCTGTTATCGCTCCTGTTGTTGTGTTATAACTACCAGCCGTTACCTGTCTAATAGTTACATCACCTCCAAGCTTGCTAAGAGTTTTTGATGCTGCTTTTTTTAATGCGTTAGCAATACTCATAAGAAATAAGCAATAACCTGACCACTAGCCAAAGTAATACTTGTAATAACACCACAAACTTCAGATGATGCCTTCATTGTGATGCCGTTGATAGTTGCAGATCCATTCTCTGTAATGTTCTCAGCAACAAAAGTTGCCTCTGCGTCTGTTAAACAATGCACCTTGCCAAATCTGCCTGTATGGGCAGCAGTGTTAGTAATGATGATTGCTGCTGGATAGTCGTAGCCGTAGCCCATTGTTAAGACCTCTTGATTTGTAAGTTTGCTCTTCCACCTATTCTAATACCCATTAAGTAGTGGTCAACGATTGGTGGAATACGATCAACCCCGACTGCTCCATAAAATCTAGGAGTTACATTTATATTACCAATACTTACAGCAGCAAAATCTTCTAAGCCACTTAATTCAAGTCCGTTCCTGTTGTTGTTTAGATAAACAGCTAAAATAACCTGTGCATTTTTTACCCGATCTGGGATTTCAGTGTCAAGGTAATAGTCAGCAACTAATCTATTTGGAAAACTCAACCCATACAAGTTTGTGTATGTGTCAGGTTTTCTTACTCCTGATCTCGGCCATTCAAGTGCCTGGGTATCAGATACCCTGGCTCCCAAGAATTTTTCTCGATCAATTCTTTGTGCAGCCGTAAATAATGCTCGGTTTTTATTGTCGTTGCTTGACCCATCCCATGCGGCAGCATCATCACTGAGGACTAAACCCTCAATAAAAGAGTTTGCATCAGAAAGACCTATATAAGTGTTGGCATTTGCACCACCAACAGTTGCATCAAGGGTTATCGCCATTTACTGTTACCTTTTGAGGCTTGCGTTTTGGTTTTGGCTTAGATGTGGAAACAGAAGCCGCCTTTTGAGCAGCTTCGTTTTGTTCCCTCATTCGCTTAAAAGCAAATATAGCCATTAGCTAGATGCACCCTTTAGGGCAACAAAGTTAATGACAATCGCTTCACTTAGTGAACCGCCTGACACGTTAGAAACTGTGATCTTGAATGAACCAGCAGCAATGCTGTTTGCACTCACGATATAAGCCCCTGCTGTACCAGCAGATCCATGACAAGCAACGACAACATCAGTTGCAGCAACCTTTGTATTGGTAACTGTAAAAGATACCTCTGCGGCATCTGCTAACGCTGCATTGTTCATTGTGATCTGACCTGACTCTGTACTTAGAGTTACGGCAGTTCCCTTGTTGGTGGCCTGAGTTACAGTTCCACCGTCTGTTGGCCCAGCTAAAGATCCAGCAGTGATTTCAAATAATGATGGCATGATTAATCCTGGTTAGATGCGACAGTTGCACGAACAATACCGATGTTCTTTGTCTCGTAAACTTTCGACCAAGAGGCTACTGTCTCTAATACGCTACGAGTTGGGTTCACTGTTGATACCGCATACTTCAAACCAACTGGGTGGTAGATGTAGTGAAGGTCAACAGCCATTGCTTCTTCCAAAGCTAGGATGTCTCTATCAGTTTGAGTTCTGATTGGTGCTTGCTCACCAGTAACAACTGCTCCTTGTGTAAAGAAGAATGTTGAATACTCTGTTGAAGAACCACTGTTTGCAGTAGGAACATCATCAGAAACAATTACGTTAAGACCCATAAAAGTATTAACAGTTGTTGGGCCGTCAAATGCTCTTGTTGTGCTACCAGAAGCTGCTGCTGTATCAGGAGCACCAGTATTGTCATAGATACGATCAATAGCATTACGCTCAACCAAGTCATAAAAGACTTTTGAGTGCATTGCAACTGATGTGATCTTGTTTCCCTGGTCACCAAGTAAAGCTTGTGCTTTAGCAACGTGTCTAGGACTCAAAGTTGTAGGAGTATCACCTGATTCTGAATCTATGCAAAGATCAAACAAAGCTGAGCTGCTATCGTTTGCAGTCATAGAACCAAATGCACCAGTTAAGCAAGAATATAAATCCTTTTGCTTCTGATTATTGACATATGCAGCCATTTTTTGTGCAATAGCAGCCATAGGATCAGGGCCACCACCAACTGCTAATGCAGCTAAGTCTCTGGAACTGAAAGCACGACCTCTATGTAAAACAGCAGCGATTTGATTATCGGCTGTGATCTTGCCTGGTGTTAATGATGTTGAGTCTGTAAGAACTTCAAAATCGCCAGATAGATTTGCTTTATAAAATGGAATTTTGACGAAATCCCCACCTCTTTCTGAGGATAGATTTAATTCTGCCAAAGGTGTAACCACCCCACTCTGCAAGAAGGCATCTCTGTTAGTTGTCTCTTCTATTAGATAAGGAGTGAACACCTCTGGGATAATTAAATCACTTCTTAATGTTGCCATTTAGATTTAAAAATTATGTTCACTTTGAGGCACAACCTCTGACATGGCACAACCACGTTGTTTCTATATTAACCGCTAACTTGGTTTTTTAACATATTATATTTATTTACATCTGTTCTAAATAATCTTGCCTGTTCTGTCAAATTAAATGAATCTGGTGCAAATGGATTTTTTTCACCAGCTAATACTGTATCAGTCTGAACCTTAGTAGTCGTTGCTCCACCGCCTTGTGGTCTTGGGTTCTTTTGTACCCATTGAGGCATTTTTGACATTGCCCATTCTTTAACTGGAGTCCTGTTATAACCATCAACGATGACAACAGTTCCATCTGCTTCTCTTGCAAGCTGGTCTTGGTTTATTTGCGATAATACATATCTTGGATCATGTACCACATCAGCAAGTGCTGTTACTGCTGGGGCTTCAACCTCAAGCTGTCTTTGTTTAGCTTCTAGTTCTAATATTTTTTTATTCTTTGATTCTTCTGCATCACGATATTGTTGAGCTTGTTTTGCAATCGCTTCGTCATATTTACCTTTTGCCTCTAACTCTTCCTGTTCTTTTTTCTGTTTAAAAGCAATCAAGGCATCAACATCAACATTAGGTGGCACTGCCTTTGCAGCCTCTTTTGCTTTTTTGTAATCATCCAATAATTCAGCTTTACTTTTTCTTAGTGCTTCAACCTCTGCAATTAACGCTGCTGTATCCACAGGTGGATTCGGTTTGTTTAATTCGTCAGCCATAAAAAATTTTAACAATAATTAATATTTAATATATCAACTCCACTTCGTTCTGTCACTCCAATAAGCCGCACTGGTCTTACCTTTTGCAATATTTTTGGCATGACGAGCCTTAAAAGAACGTCTTTTTGCCTTATCTGCGTCACTTTCTCCTTTTCTTGGTGGTTTTGTCTTCGCTCCCTGCATACCAAATCTTATAAGCCTAAAACCATCACCTTTTTTGATAACAACCGCATGACTCTTACCACTTGGATGCCCAGGAGTTCTGATCGGTTTATCAACCTTCTCAAAAGTATGACCGCCTCTAGTAATAGCCATTACTTTTTCTTTTTAGGTGCTGCCTTAAGTTCTGATCTTTTTTTTAATACAGAATTGCCAGTTGATTCAGATACAATCCTGACAATAGGATCTTCTTTAGTTCCCACTCTTGTAACAGCCCCTCCTGATGGGCCTTTAATTGTTGCTCTTGTTCCTCCACTTCCTGTAATTTTACCAAAAGTTCTTTTGCCGCCATACATCCAGCTAACTCTAGATCCTTTTTTCATTTTAATTTTTTTTAGTTTTTTTCTTAGAAGTTTTAGGCTTTACTTCGCAGTTTTCAGCCTTTGGTTTTGACTCATCATAAGTCTGGACTTTAAATGTATATCCCATTATTTTTTACCACCCTTCTTAACTTTTTTCTTTTTTGGTGGTCTTCCGACCTTAGAACCATAAGTTCCTTTTCCCATTGGAGCCATGATGTTTAAAAGTAGCTGTTTTTATCTTACTTCTTTTTACGTTTTTTAGCAGTTGATAAAGCTATCGCCTGTGCTTGCTTTAATGTCTTGCCTTCTTTCATAAGCAAACGAATGTTGCCAGAGATAGACTTTTGTGATTTACCTTTTTTTAGTGGCATATTTATAATTTATATTCATCTCTTAATTGTTGCAGAGTTTTTTCTGTTCCATCAGTTCTGATAATTTGTCGTAATGCTTTTTGACCAGAGCTACCTTTTTTACCAGCTAATGTTTTAAAAAATTTTACTTTTTGTTCACTGCCAAGAGTCTTTACCTGTAATTCTTTTTTTTGATTTAATAACCAATCTCCATATGAAACATTTTGTGGGACTCGGCCTGTAGCACTTGGTCTTGTATCGAGTGCAGTTTTTGGTGGTTTTTCAAGTCTAGGGTATTTCTTTTGTAAACCATTAAAGTCAACAACAGGAACAGTTGTGGATCGACAGTTGAAATGTTGTGGTGGTGTTGGGCCTTTATTATATTCAAACTTCTTTCCATCTAACCTTTGGCATATTGGACTCGTCCTAGAATCTAAAGTTGCCACATATTCATATTTAGGTGCAACCTTACTATTTGCAGCATAAACCGCTTGGCTTGCTTGGTTTTGTACTTGATTAATAGAAGTTCTGATAATTGTTTGCAGTTGATAATTTGCTAATTTTGTAACCTCACCTCCAGCAGCAGCAATTTGTTTTACAGTTCCAGGTTGATCAAAGTTAATCTTACCAACGAGCCTCCTTGCTATCTGTTGCGTTGTCTCTCCACTAAAAACACCTGATCTTATTGCTAATGAAAGTTTTTCTTGTGAACTTGCAGCAATACCTCTAAATGCTTTCTCTACATTTTGACCATTAGGCAAAGTTACAGCAGCACCTTGTCTTGCCGTAAGTTCAAACTTGCCCGACCCAAACTTAACAAAATCATCCTCTGTAAACTTTTGATTAGTGAAAATATTTGTCTGGCTTGGGTCTGTCATTATGACCGACTCTGCATATTTTGAATTTATAGCAACACTATTAATTGGAACATTGCCTGATGCTGTTACCTTTTTTAGTTCATCTACAATAAAATCTCTCTGAAGAACAGTAATCCCTTGTAACTCTTTCTTAAAATCTTTGGCTGTTACACCAGACCATGTATTCAGACTGTCTTTTGATTGTTTTATAATTGCCCTTAACCTTTTCCTAGTTTGTGGTGCAATAATAACCGCCTCTCCAGCCGCCTGTTGTCTTAAATCAATATCTCTTAATTGCTTTGCAGCATTTAATATTATTTCGTTATAAGTGACAGCATATTTCTTGGCAACAGCATTACTGAAGCGGTTGAGATCAATTGTCTCTCTAAAAAATACCTCTGGAGTTGACATTCATTAAGCTGCGTCAGGTTGGGCTGGGGCTTCCATTTCGATCAGCCCACCAGATTGTGTCGCCTCGACTTCTTCTTCTACATCAAAGTCATCACCAAGTATCTCACCACTGCTTAACTGTGTAAGTAATGTTTCCTGACTGATAGTACCAGCAGTAAATAGTTGAAGTAAACTTTGAATCTCTTGTGGTTCTAGTCTTGCTGTTACAAAATCTCTATTAACAAAAGAACTACCAGCATTAGGCTCGT